CACGAACCGCGCAACTCCTGCTATCGGTATCATCCACAAGCTCCAATCGGACGTGACGCCGGCGAACAAGTGCCACGCGAATGGAATACCGATGGGCCGTTCACGGCGCTCGAGATGTCTGCGCTCAATCAGCAAGTCTTGAGGTTCAAGTGATCGAACTCACATCTGCCGATCTCATCGCAGTGGATCGGACGCCGACATTCACGTTTGAAGGCGTGGAGGGATTAGATCCACGGAAGTTGCGCGACACCGTTGTGGTCATTGATGGTCATCGCTATCTCGTAAAGCGAGTGGAAACATTTACACTGCACGATGCGACTGGAACGAGTTTCGGACTTGGAGTGGAGCGCAAGTCGTGAGTTGGACAGAGGACGACTATCGCGCTCTGATGCGAGATAGGACGACGAAAGCCTTTGCTGAAGCGAAGGCCGCGAAGCCATCCAAGTATCGCAACGTCAAGACCGTGGCGGATGGGCAGACGTTCGACTCTCGACGTGAAGCGGATTATTGGGTGCTATTGAAAGCACGCGAGCATCTTGGAGAGATTCATGGTCTGTCTCGCCAGGTGGTATTCCCCCTCTATGCGCCAGTGACCTTTGGCGATGGCCCACCGGAATGGGTGCAAGTGTCAACGTATCGCGCAGATTACGTCTACAGAACGACCGCTGACGACCATCAGCACGTCGTAGACGCCAAAGGCAAGCGCACGCAGATGTATCAGCTCAAAAAGAAGTGGCTCGAGCTGCAGACAGGGATCAGAATCCAAGAAGTTTGACAACAGCGCGGACTTCGTATACAGTGCTGTCCCATGAAGACATTCCCTGAACTGATTTCCATACGCATCGACCAGCCGACCGTGGACATCCTGAAGAAGATCGCGGCGAAAGAGGACCGGACCATCGGCTATGTGGCTCGGCGCCTCTTGCTGAGTGCGCTCAAACGTGATGTGCCAAAGGTGACGAAATGATTGACTGGCTGGCGCTGGTGCGTATCGTGCTCATCGGCTGGGCCGCGTTGAACGTGCTGTTGCTGGCCTTCATGGCGCTCCCGCTGTTTCTGGATCTGTTCAAGGCGGATCAACCACTGGGACGGGTGCGACGATGATTGAAGTGTTCGTTACACCACTGATCGCGGAAGACCCTGTGAACGACTCTAAGTCGCTTGGGCTCATTCAGACCAATCAAATAAAGCATGTGCGGCCCTTTGATGGAGTGAACTGCCGTGCTGAACTCTATCGCGGTGGTCCACTTCCATATGATGTGGTGTATATCCATCACTCGTATGAAGAAGCCAAGAAAATGTTGGCTGGACAATGACTGAGATGGCGCTGTCGCTGGAAGCACTCGCGGCCAGTCGTGAACCCGTCCATTGCAGCTATTGCCAAGAACCCATCGTCCATGATGGCGACATCTACCGGCATGTCCGCACCGGATTGTCTGCAATGGGGCGCAGCCAGGAATGCCAACCGCTCTGTAAGTTCTGCGGGGCTCGAGCCACGCGAGCGATTGGCGGCTATCGGTATCTGAACTTCGATGGGTGTGGACCGCGCTTCACGATCGACCACTTCGCGTGCGCGGAGTGCGTTAAGAAAAGTGGTTCCGGTTTCATTGAGCACATACGCTAGTGCCTGTTGAGCTTTTGCGCGTTGAACGCATCGACACATGGGACAGCAATGCCTCAAGCCACAACGTGTGGTTGGTGCGCGGATGGACAGTCGAAGAAGAACCGCGATTGCTGACCGTGCGAACACTGAATGCGTGGAACGCCTCACTGTGCAAACAAGCGATGGGTCTGAAGCAACTGGTCTGGATTGGTTGGAAGGCTGGCCGCTACGGGGCCCGAGACATGGTGACGGCGAAACTGGATGATACGAAGTTCCAGCACGATGAGGCGAACCAGTGATTCGGAAGAAGCCAGGACCGATAGCACGTTATCGAGCGAAGCGCAAACGCGCCAAGGGGAAGGTCGTCAAGGTGGTGCGTCCACAACTGGTGCATCGCGCCAATGCCGCCTGTGAACGCTGTGGCGAGTTCTGCGGAGACTTCGGCCACGCCCATCACCGCATTCCGCGCAGTCGTGGTGGACAATGGACCTTAGATAACATGGAATACCTGTGTGCAGAATGCCATCAACTCGCGCATCTGGAGAATGCCCTGTGATCAGGCAGTTGTGGCGCATCATGCGGGAGTGGCGGCATCGCTGGGACATCTGGACCTCCCCCCATATCCCGCTCAGTGCAGAACGCCGGCAACAACTGCGTCGGACCTATCTTGAGGATTGAAGCCCATGACTGAGCCGGTGCGACCGCTGGAGGCGCTGATCGCCGAGACGCTGGACGAGATTCAAGCCAAGGTGCAGCAACTCGACGTGCATCAGATGACTGGTACCTTCGACGGCCAGGAGTTTAGCTATGTGCTGGTGCGACGAGCGCAGGTGCATGAAATTCTCAACACCGCCAGGGCCGCGCTCCTTCAGGCTGCCGCCCCGCCTGCACCGACAGCGGAACAGGAGATAACGCGAGCACTCGATTTGGCTCGCAAGGCGCTCTTCACACCGCCGAACGGCGCACTGGTCTGCCGCTGGTGCCATGCGAATTGGACCACAGACGGGCACACTGAATGGTGTCACTACGTCGAGATTTGCCGAGACATCAGCGATGCATCTGAAGCGATTCGTATTGCACAGACCAAGATGCGTTCAGCCGCCCCGCCTGAGCGCGTGAGCGAGGGGAAGGAAGAATGGCCTTCAAATGAATTGTTGATGATGCGGGCACAGCAAATCTGCGAGCGGCTCAATCACAATCACAACGGCATTGACGTGCAGTTCGTGTTTCATCAACTTCAAATGGTCCGAATGTATGCCGCCTGTCCCGCCGTGGAGCCGCGAGAGGAGCCGAGATGAGTGAAACCTATTATCCATCCTGCGAAGATGACCAATGCGGAAACTGCGGACATTTTGGCGACGAACATCTCTGTCCACCGTCCATCTGGTTGGAGCATTCTCACGCATGGACAGGGCTGATGGCTGGCTTTACGCCAGCCGATATGGATTTCAGCACGACCAATAGCGGCGATGTGGGTGGACCAGTATCGGAAAAGCCATGATCAACATCTCCAAAACGACGCCAGATGGAATGTTCACACTGACCATCGTGACGAATGATCCAGATGCCACGTTAACGAAACGGGAAGCCGTCATGGCACTGAAAGCATTATCTGATCTGTGCGTCGAAGCGGATCTGGTGGCGAGGGAACTCGCCATGCAAGTGGTGACTGATGTCAGTCTTGGAGTGACCCAATGATGGACCCGATCGAACGATTCAAAGAGCGGCTACAGAACGAGGATGCCATGAAGGACACGATTCCATTCCAGAGTCCGACGAATGTCATCGGCCAATTAGATCGCGAGATTGCGGAGAATGCGCTGCTGCGTCGGAGCCTCTCCGTGCTGACCTCGCGCATCGAAGAATTGGAATCTGAGATTGACAAGATGCGCGGAGAGACGATGCAGGTCATTCCAGACATCGAACGCATCGCCTCAATCCTTCGCACGTTCTACTATGCGGACCTGACCTTGAGCAATGTCCAACCACTGTTGGCATTGTGCGTCGAACTGAACCCTGACATCATCGAACAACGTCGGTGACAGTCACGGTCACGATCGTCCGGTGCTATTGTGCCGTCTGCAACTTCGCGGTCAGTGCGATGACGGTCGGAGCCTTGATTGATGCCAAGAAAGAACATGAAGCGTATGTGCGATGGCTTGAGGATGTGCCAGCCATCATCATTCCGCCAGCGGTCTAAAATGAACCTATGACTAGACCTGTCGATGTCCCAATAGGAACGGTGTTTGGTAGGCTGACAGTTTTATGTAGAGCCTCTAATGACCCTGTGAAAAATGCTGTGAGGCTCAGTTGTAGATGTGTATGCGGGAAAGAAGGCATCTATCGCTCTGCCGATTTAAGAAATGGCATGACGCGCTCATGTGGATGCCTATTAAGGGAATCGTGCGCTCAAAATGGTCGCAATAGGCGAACACACGGCCACGCTCTGCAAGGACTTATTTCGCGCACCTACGTAACGTGGCGTGCAATGAATCAGCGATGCCACGATCCTTCAGTGAAGGATTATGCGCGGTATGGGGCAAGAGGCATTCAGTCACAAAGCCATGGCGCGATGACTTCGCGTCATTCTTGAACGATATGGGAGAACGTCCAGAAGGCATGACCATCGACAGAATCGACAACAGATTCGGATATTTCTTGTCGAATTGTAGGTGGGCTACACCGAAGCAGCAGATAGCTAATCAGACACACAGGACGAATCATGCCTGAATTGGACTGGAGCGGAATGCCAATCCATCAGGCTATTAAAGCCGATTGGAAAGTTCCTGAGCTTTTGATTGAAGGTTCCCTTGGCTGCGGGAAGACGACACTCGCGCTCGATAAAGAGATTGATGCTCTCCTGAAGTATCCAGGCATCCCGATTCTGCTGTTTCGCTGGACCGAAGATGCGACGACGACGAAGCTGCGTGTCGCCTTTGAGGAACTCTGCGCGATCCGTGGTGTGGCGCACAACTGGGAAGCCAAAGAGAAACGCTACACGCTGCTGAACGGCTCGACCGCTTATGCCTTCGGGCTCAAAGCCAACTCATTGATCGAGGAATACAACAAGATTCGCGGCCTTGGTGTTTCCAGAATCATGGGCGACCAAGTAGAAGAGGTTCGTCCATCAGTGGCCGCAGAACTGCGCGGACGATTGCGTCCCAATCTCACAGCCACACTGCGGAACGAGCGGTATCCGATGCAACTCACGTTCGTCGCGAATCCCTCAGACTATGAGTTCTGGCTCTCGCGTGAGTTTCCCTATGGAGACAAAATCAAAGGCCGTAAAGTGCATTCCATCTCGGTCTTTGACAACAAGCATCTCCCGCAAGAAAGCGTCGAATCGCTGTTGCGTCAATATCCGCCTGACCATCCCAAGAATCTGACCATGATCATGGGCCTTCGTGGTCCCAACATCACCGGAGTGCCGGTCTATGAAGGGCTCTATCAGGAGGCGCTCCACTGGCGTCCAATGGCCTATGATCCACGGATGCCGATCCTTGAGTCATTTGAGTTTGGCAAGCACACTCCTGTATGGGTCTGTGGTCAAGCGATGCGGAGTGGTGGACTCTCGATTCTCGGCGGCATGATTGGCGAATCACTGGTGCTCGAGGATTTCCTTCCGCAAGTCAAGCAGGCGCGACAGGACTGGTTCCCCAAGGAAGCGGTCTACAAGACTTGCACAGCCCCGATGGGCGAGCAGCAGCAGACATTGAGCCGACGCTATACGCCGCTAGACATACTGCGACGGCATGGCTTCTCAGCCCAATGGCGAGACAATGGCAACTCGCCGGATGTCCGACTCGCCATGATCGAGAACATCGCCGGTCATCTCAGGCGCCGGAATGCGGCTGGCGAAGAATCTATCGGAATAGAGACGAATCCGCAGCGATTCATCATCGTGGCTCGAGATGAGCGGAGAGAATCCCCATTCGTCCATCACGCATTTGAGGGCGGGTTTTGCTGGGACGCGCATTTCACATCGGTGGCGAACAAGGAACTGCGGCAACCGGCAGAGGACGACAAATTCGCCAATGTCATGCACGCCATTGAGAATATCGAACTGAACTTCTGCGCCGGCCAGCAGACGCAAGCGGAGCGGGACACCAAGCGAGCCGCAGCAGGGCATCAGATCCTGACCGACGAGTTCACGTCTCCTCATGCTTGGATGTGGCAATGAACGATAACCGCGATGATACGGTCGATGGTTATGACGAACTGATAGCTGATATGGAAGCACTCATCGCGAGATATTACGATGAGCGGACATGGCGAGCAGGTAGGTGGTATCTGAAGATGGGGCGACTCACGCTCTACGTCTACTCGCACGGCATGGGCTGGACATGGATGTGCGGAAAAGGCCATGAGGTGATTTGGTGGCCGCTATAACGCCCAGAATCATGTTATATTGTGCGGCAATCCTCAGATGAGCCATCAAGCAGCGTCTAACGGCGGTTTCCGTTGGCAGGAAATCTCGCGTGCGCGGTTTCAGGAAACCACAGCCTCCATCCTCGGACAGCAGAAGCAGACCGCTGACGAACTGGCGTTGAAGGTCAAGGCGCAAGGCGAGTTCCTCGCGGATATGTCGATGCGTCTGGACAATCATGCGGAATCCATCCGGCTGCACACGGATGCGTTTATCGCATGGGGTTCGCGGTCCTTCATGGCGCGTCTGCGCTGGATCTTCACAGGCCGATGAGCGACGTGTCTGATCTGCTGGCGCTCTCGCAATCGGCACATACCGAATATCAGCAGAACATGCCACGCCAATCAGCCCAAGGCATCATCCCTGGCAATCCAGAACTGGCTCGGGCCGCGCTTCAGCAAGCCTATGACCTCCGGGCACAAGCCGATTCGACAGACCCTGATCATCTCGATCCAGCCTGGCTCATGGACCGTGCGCCCCACGCAACCTTGATGGCCTTCTATACGAATCAAATGACCAAGGCCGATGAGAAAGAGGCTGCGCGACTTGAGAAGAACACCAAGAAGGAATTGGCAACGTGATCGATGATGATGGCGAAGACATCACGCCAGATGACTCCATCCAAGACGCGATCGAGTGGTATCACTTCGTCTGTGACACCGAACACGATCAAGATCTCCAAGAGCAAGAAGCATTGCAATTCCAACATGCAGAAGGCGCATGGCCGCAAGACGTTAAGGATAATCTCGGGGCGATCCCGGCGAACTCTAAATACAATCCTTCAAATGTTCCGATTCCAAGTCGGCCCATGCTCTCCGTCGCCTCAGCCGATGAACCGATTCTCCTTCAGGTCGCGCAATTCCGACAGGCGCATCTAGCCGTCAGGATCCATCCCGTCAGCGATGACGCGAACGACGAAACCGCGACCATCATCCAGAGCCTCTACCAGAATATCGAACGCGATTCTCGCGCCGACATCGCACGCGGCTGGGCCTACGAACGCGGCTTATGGTGTGGACGAGGCGCCTATCGCGTCAACAAGGTCTTTGACTCGTATGGTGGGCACGACCTTGACCAGAAGATCACCATCGAACGGATCCTCGACCAGTCCACGGTGAAGCGTGATCCGTATGCCCAACAGCCTGACTGGTCAGACGGCACACGCCTCCAGATCACCGTGCCGATGTCCTTCGGCTCCTATAAAGCCAAATATCCAAAATCGCGTGTCGGCAAGTTCAGCGATGCCACGTTCGATTCGGAAGTCGAGAACTCAGGCAAGTGGCTGAGTATGGGCACGGACGACAATCGGCGCGTCACGGTCTGTGAAGAATGGCGCGTTGAAACGAATGACCGGAAGAAGTCACTCCTTGATGATCATTCGATGGGATTCGATGATGAGGACTTGCCGGAAGGTCGCACGAAGCTGACCGGCAAGGACGCTCGGAGCAGCACCGTCACCGAACGCCGAGTCTTCCGACGTGTCATCAACTACACCGAAGTGCTGGAACCAGAAGTGGAATGGGACGGCCAATACCTCCCCTTCCCGACAGCCATCGGGCGAGAACTTCAAGTCACCGATGGACGGCGTTCTTGGTTGGGCATGATCGGGAACGCCAAAGGCGCGATTCGTCTGACGAATTACGCGGCGACCAATGCCATTCGCATGGCCGCGCTCGAGCCGCGTGCGCCGTTCATCGGTGTTGAAGGTGTCTTTGAAGGCCACGCCGAATGGGGCATGGCGAACATCCGCGACTTCCCCTATCTGGAATACAAGCCGACTGACCTCTCAGGACGGCCAGCGCCTCCCCCACAGCGCAATCAGGTGGACATGAGCCGTCTCGGTCCCTCGATGCAACTGCTGTCGATGGGCAAAGACTTCGTGCAGACGGCAATGGCGACCTATGGGCCTGCGCTCGGCACGCAGACACCGGCGCACCGTTCTGGCAAAGCGATTGAAGCACTGCAGGGGCAGACCATCAGTGCGAACTCGCCCTACATCGACAACTTCGCCAATATCACGATGACATATGAGGCGATGATCATCCTCGACCTCATCCCGAAGGTCTATGACCGTCCACAGCGTATCGCGAAGATTCTGGATGACAAGAACGTCTCATCGTGGGTGATGCTCAATCATCCATTTGTGATGGGTGCGAATGGCCGACCGATCGCATTGCCCTATGACACGGATGAAGAGAAGGCTCGCGCCGATGCGATGGTCAATGACCCGAACCATCCTGCGAAGCACTACGACCTGACCAAAGGGCGCTATGGCCTTGAAGTGACCATCGGTAAGTCCTACAAGGATAAGCGCGATGAAGCGGTTGGAGAGATGGGGATCATCCTCCAGGCCGATCCGCAGATGATGCAGATCATTGGGCCGGAATATTTCAGAGAGAAGGGCGAAGCGTGGGCTGCTCCAGTCGCTGACCTTCTGGAGAAGCACAGGGACCATCAGTTCCCCTGGCTGGCGAAGAATCCGCAGCAAGTGGATCCGATGAAGGTCCAGGCTGAGAACCAGCAACTGAAGCAGCAACTGCAACAGGCTGGACAGATCATCCAAACCAAGCAGGTTGAAACTCAAGGCAAAATCGCGGTCACGCAGATTCAGGAACAAGCTGAAACGGCGCGTGACCGTGCAGCGAATGAGACAAAGATTGCCGTGGCGGAACTCGGTGCAAAGGTGGATCGACTCTCGCTCTTCCTTGAGGAACGCGCACGGCTCGGTATCCAAGGCAACGACAACCAGCAAGCGGGATTGGACCGCGCACACGAAGCGGCGATGGCCTCTGGCGACCATCAGGCGCAGATGGCTCAATCCGACCAACAGCACCAGCAAGCCGTGGCACAGGCGCAGCAGGGAGCCGCTAACACGGCATCGCAGTCCATGCTGGATGCGGCTCAACAACCACAGCCCGAACCGACAGGACAAGCCCAATGACCGATAGACTCGCCTCCTGCCGTAAATCTCCCAATGGGAAACATGATCGGATGGCCTATACCATCAATGGGAAGACATCCTGTCGCTATTGCGGACGTATCGCGCGGTATTCAGCAGTGCTGGATGCCTACCACTGGACGCTGGAAGTCGTGGGGAAGGATCCAGAACCATTTGACGGCACGGCAACTCAGGTGTAGTATCTCGGTGATTCATGCCAGCTAAATCGAGAGCGCAGCAGAGATTGATGGCTGCAGCGGAACATGGAGCCTCCTTTCCGATGGCTCGGAAGATTCAGAGTTCCATGACGCATCAGCAAATGCATGACTTTGCGGTAGGTTCTATGAAGAGCAAGCCGCAGCACGTCGCCCAACATCCTCACAAAAACCTCGGCGGCTATCTCCATCCGAAGAAGGCTCGGTAAATGGGCTGGGCATCAAAGGCGAATCCTGTTAAACCGAAGCGGGAAGAAGTGTTGCCTGCTGAGACCAGAGAATATCGTGATGGCGATTTGAAACCAGGGGATCTTGTCCGTCTTGGGAATAGCAAATCACTGTGGCGCATTGGCGTCTCCGGGGATGTCGATCCGTTGATGCGATACATGATGGAGAACTGGTAAGTGGCAGACGAACAGGTTGAAGCGCCGGTCGCAGAGCCTGAAGAATCACTCAGCGACTTCGTAGCGCGTGAGAATGCGCTTGAGCGCGGCGATCCTGAGCCTGAACCGACGCCAGAGCCTGAACCAGATCCAGAACCTGCGGAAACTACTGCGACCGACGCGCCGAAGATCGATAAGCGGACCAAGGACGGTCGTAAACTCACCTTCAAGCAGGAAATCGATGCGCTCGCATTCCAGAAGCACGAGACAGAGCGCCAAATCGAAGCCGCCAAGGCCGAACTCGCTGCACTCAGGGCGCAGCGAGAGCAACCTGCACGGCAGCCCCAGGCGCGAACAGATCCTCAACCTGCAACGGCGCCTCAGACTGATGCTGAACCCGCACTGACCGACTTTATGAAACTCCCGGATGGGACCGCGAATCCCGATCCGTATAGTTCATGGGTCTTCGCCAAAGCGGCATGGATCAGCCG